ATGGATGAGAAGGGGATAAGCGAGTTAGAAGCCATCAATACGCTACATTTAAAGCAATACGTTAGAACGAAATATAAAGAGGGCTTACAGCCACAATCAATAGTATCTATGTTTAAAATGGTTCGTGCTTTCTTTAGTTGGTGTCAGAAAGAGGAATACCTTAAAGAAAATATTGCAAAAAAGGTGGAATTGCCGAAAGTTCCTAAAAAATTACTAAAGGGATTTACCATTCAAGAGGTATCTGCAATGATAGACGCATTTAGTTATAAAAACTACATTGAAGCAAGAAATAAGGCAATAGTAGCCATGTTAAGCGATTGTGGGTTGCGAGCGATGGAGATTAGAGGGTTATTGACTCAAAACGTAAAAGAAACAACGATTTTAGTTAATGGTAAGGGGAATAAGGAGCGTATTATGTTCATCTCTCCACCGTTAAAAAAGATTCTAATTCGATATGAGAGATTAAGAAAACAGTATCTCAAAGATAAAATTGTTAAGACGGACAATTATTTTTTGTCTTATACAGCCGACCCATTGTCGCATATGGGGATTTACAATGTAATTAAAGAAGCAGGAAAAAGAGTAGAAGTTGAAGAGGTAAGATGTAGTCCGCATACGTTTCGTCATTTCTTCGCTGTTCAGTGTATTTTAAACGGAATTGACATCTTCACATTATCAAAATTGCTAGGTCATTCAGATGTATCGACCACACAGCGTTATTTACAGTCATTAGAGGATTTTGAACTTATTAAGAAGGCAATGCCTTCAAGTCCATTAATGAATATTGGTAGGTCATCATAATATCGTTCTCATCACTGATATTGCAAGAAAAAGGGTCATTGATGACCTTATTATTTCAACAGTTATTTAAATGTCAATAAAAAAAGTAGAGTGTTGGTAGCACCCTACTTTTTACGTTAGTTTCATTCGCATTAAAACTAAATAGGAAAAATCCTACACCTTCATTTTATCGAAAAAAATTTGATGATGCAAGGACTATTAAGTATTGTCTTTTTTATGAAGTGTACGGTAATTTTCAAACGTGGGAATGACCTAACACCACGTTAAACACTTGAACAGGTTCGCTAAGCCGATGTCATAAAGTTAAGCGTATACTCACAAAAGCGCTTCCTTGTTTACGCTGAGTATAGTCTAGGAGAGAACGTCCATAAACGGTTTGGTAAAGGTTGCTTGGTGTACTACGGTACAGGTAGCAACGAATAAGGAAGATAACATTAGGTTATAAGTAATTGAGGATAATGTCAGTAGTACAATTCCTTCCCTAAATCTTTCGGCATGTTGGACAAGCATGGCATGTTAAAAGTTCGTTGTAGGTGAAAATCTAACGTTCAAACAAGGTGTTACTATACGGAAACCTTAACCCGATATACAATGTTGGAGTGACAATGAACGTCTATTTTATGTCGCATTAATTTTCCGTTTTTGCGATATAAGGTAGTCATTCTCTGCCCTAGCCGTTGTCCTTCCCGCTCAACCAATGTTGAAGGACGGACACCTAAAGTCAATATCATTTTTAGGTGGTAGTTCAAATCGACAACTACTATATATAATAATAAAAGATTAAAACATAAAAGATATATATAGTGTTGTCGAACTAAACTACCACCTTGGAATTACAATTAAAACTGTATATAAACGATTATTCTAGTGTTGGGGAGTTAATGTGTTATGTGGATTCTAGAGTAACGGTATAAGAAGGTATGAGCGTTTGAAAGATATTTTAAAAGATAGAATTGTTAGATGATGAGCGGATATGTTTTTTAAGGTATTCTCAAAGTTTTATCAAAATGGTTGCAAAAGTGCCTTCATAAACACTTTATTAATGAGAGATAAATACACAAAATGAAAAACACGTACAAAATGCCCTCCAAAAGCACTAATATATGAAGGGATTATTTTTTAAAGTAAAATGTTTGCAAGACATGTAGATAAGGGCTTTATTAATGAAGGGTCTTTTAAACCAATGTAAAACAGCGACAAAAGTATTCTCCCAACCACTAATATATGAGGGGTATTTTAACAAATATAAAATGGTCACATTTTGGTCTAGTAAAGCACTAATATATGAGAGGTAATTTATTAAAACATAAAACACGTACAAAACAACTTAGTTGAAGGTATTATTAGTGAGGGAATTAATCTTAAAACATAAAATACATACTTTTCCCCTTGTAAGCCACTAATATATGAAGGGTACTTTGGAAAAATATAAAATGGTTGCAAAAGTGCTTTGAAAACCACTAATATATGAGGGGTATTTTATTCGAAGTATCAAAACAGCGACAAAAGTGCTTTCATAAACACTATATTAATGAGGGGTATTTTTTTATAACTTTACTCAATTTATTGTATGAGTGAAAAGCAAAACGCCTTGGAAAACTAATTACATCTTTTCTTACGATAGCGATTAGTGTACTCCTTTATAGAAGGGTGGATAGCCACACCCTTCTTTTTTATTCTTAATTTTAAATGGAGGAAAAAATATAAATGCAAGAAATTAATAACCAAGAACAACAAGAACAGGCAAAAGATGTTGAAGAAACTCAACAAAATGAAGAAATAGTTGAAGAAAAAACTTATTCACAAGAAGAAGTAGATTTACTATATAACCAGATTGAAGAGTTGTCACAATACAAACCAAAAGAATTAACAGATGATGAAATTAAAATTCAACAAAAGTTGGAATCTATTTGGAAAAGAGAGGTTGCACAAACCTTAAAAGAAGAAGGCGTTGAAGTTTTCGCTGACTTCTTTAACGTTTCTGTCGATGATACAGAAGCATTAAATAATCAAATTACAAGATTAAAGGAAATCATTGGTCAACTAGAGTTGGCGAATGGATATAAACCGACAAATCATAAACAGGTAGACGGCTATAGCATTGCTAAGAAAAACAAAGACACTAAATCTATGATTAGTCAAAAATTAAATTTTTAATATAAGAAAGAGGAAAAAAGAATGTTAGATTCTAAAAAATTAACTACACAGGAAAATATTCATCTTACTGATGAAATCGCATTAGTAGCGCCTATCGCTACTCCATTTTTTACATTACTTATGAGCAAAGGATTATATGTTGACTCAAAAGGAAAATTTCACACATGGAGAGAAAAAACTCTTGATGGAACTGCTGACATTACAGTGGATGAAGGTGTAGATGCTACACAATTCGTACAATCTGGACGTGCAGAATTAAACAACGTTATGGAAATTTTCTATAAAGCAACTAGCGTATCTGGTACAGCACAATCAACAGGAGCAGTTGGTGATTTATTCGCACAAGAAATTAATGACCGCTTAGTTGAACTTGCTATTGGTATTGAGAATAAACTTATCAACGGTGTTAAAAACGATGGTGCAAGTGGCAAACGTCAAATGGATGGACTTTTAAAATTCGTTGATGCAGGTAACGTTGTCAACGGTGTTACTAAAGATGTATTAACTGAAAAAGAAGTTAAGGAACTTGTTAAGAAATTATGGACAGCAGGAAATGAAAATGGTGAATTTTACGCATTAGTTGGTGCTGACTTAAAAGACCAAATTGACGAACTATACAAAGACCGTTACTCTTACCAACATGTTACTACTGATTTCGGTATCACTGTTGATTCTGTAAATACTTCATACGGAAAAATTAACTTTATCTTAGACCGTTATATGCCGGCAGATAAAATTGTTGCTTTTGATGTAAATGCTATTAAAGTTGCTTTCTTACGTCAACCACAATTCCAAGCATTAGGTAAAACTGGTGACAATGATAAAGGTCAAGTAGTGGCAGAAGCAACGCTTGAAGTTGGAAGCAAAAAAGCAGTTGCAGTTTATAACTTAAAACAAGCGTAACTAACTAATTAAATACATAAATCTAATAAGGTAAGAGGGTAATTCCTCTTGCCTTATTTATTTTGATGAAAAGTAAAAAAAGTGAGTGGAATAGGAGGTTAAACACAATGAGCATTAAGGATATGTACATTATCGAACGTAGAAAGAAAAAAATACGTTTACGCCAGTTAGCAGATTATATTGGCTGTAGTCCATCTCTTCTTTCCAGATATGAAACAGGAGATTGTGAGATGGATAAAGGTAAAGTAAAAAAGTATAAAGAATTTATAGATTCTTATTAAGTTTTAGGTAAACGAAAGATAAATTAAAGGAGTGAACAATGTGAAGGTGTTAGTTACTTAAACTCTTGTATTCCAATAAGCATAGGAGATACAAGGAATACAAGAGATAAAAGGTAACCACAATATAAAATTGTGGTTTTATTAAGTTTTAAAATTATGCAGTTTCAAGAGTGAAAGTTACATACTTTCGCTTTTTTATGTTGAAAGAATTTAAAGAAAAATTTCCGCAATGGGTTAATGAAAATGGAGATTATACAGTTTGTCTGTCAGATGACTTAGATAGTTTAGTTGGTGCTTCTGTTTTAAAGAGTGTTAAAGGATATGAAATCAAACATTTCTATGATTTTAACAACTTCTATTCAGTTGATGGTGACAAACGAAAAGCGATTGGTGTTGATATTGCATTAGAAAAAGGAATGACTTGGGATAATCATGTCGTACGATTGTCCAGATATGGAAAAGTAAATACTGTGTCTGCTAATCCTAATGTGATAGAAAACATTGATAGAGAGAATTACACAAAGAAGTATGCAATGAGTACAGCACTTCTAATATGGTCTTTTTATGGTTTACCACTTCCGCAGAGTGATGAAGGAAAGATGTTGCTACTTAGTATAGATTCTTCTTATAAGGGTCATTATACGTGCTTTAAGTCGGTTCAAAATGAATGGTTAAGAAAGTTAGGTTTTGAAGAGTTAATTGAAATTCAGAATAAATACACTTTGAAAGATTTTGCAAATATTAAAAAGAAATATAACTCTTCTATGAAAATAGTACTTGTGAATGGACAACTACAAACAGAGATGTATTTAGAAGGTATCTCAAAGGTATTAGGTTTACCTATTGAGTTGCCTATTTGTCGTTTTAAATTAAGAAAGCGTTTTCTAAGAGAAGTGATTGAGTTAAGAAAATATACATCTTATACGAAGGGCATGATTGAAGAGAAGTATAACAAGGAAATCTTCTCTATGGCTCTTACCCAAAAAAATACTATCAGTTTAACTTTCAAGTAATGTAAAGGTTAATTAAAAAGGAGGAATTTAGAATGTTTCAAGAAAAAGAGTACTTTTTCTGTTATTCAACAAATTTACATGAGTTTTTGAGATACGAGAAAGGAATTAAATATATTTGCACAGCATTCCACGACACAACAAATAAACGATTTTGGCTATTTGAACGTGATGGTGAGTTGTTAAATGCTCTGGATGAGTATAGTGAGCGGGGCAAAAAATTAGGATTAAAGAACAAGTAATCCATTAAAGGTAATTTAAATAAAGGGGTAATTAGAAATGTTAAAAATGACAACAGATAATTATATCCAAATTCCAAACGTGGCGTTTGGGTTTGGTACAGAGTACAAATTAAACGACGATGAGTTAAAGGTGTTTGCTTATCTTCAATTTGCAAAGCAAGTTGGAACGATGGTTGTAAGAACAAATATTGAAATCATCATTGAAGATTTAAATTGGGAAACAACAAGTGCAAGTCGTGATAAGAAAAAAGTGGCAATGGCATTAAGTAACCTTTCAGAAAAAGGATACATCACTATTACATTCAAAGAGGGTGCAAAGAATGATGTTAAGAAAGATAATTTCACAGTCACTATCAATGATGTAATGAAAAGCGTTGAAGTAAAAAGCGAAGTTGATTGGAAGCAGAAACCATTCACATTCAAAGGATATACAGAAATCAAAGCAAGTGAATACAATCTAGCAGAAAAAAATGATTATCACTTAATGGTTATGGCTTACTATAATTGGAGAAATAACGCACAATTCGAATATGCTATTTGCGACAAAGAATGGTGCGAAGTGTTGGAATTAGGTATGACACGTACAAGGGAAATCATTAACGATTGTACATTTCTAACAAAGGTTTCTGGTAAGAAGTATCAAGATGAAAATGGACAATGGAAACAAGAAACAAACCAATATGTAAAAAGCACGTCTGTTAAGCCAGATTTAAAAGGAATTGAAACAGAAAATAAAAATCTAACTATCTTAGAAAAAGAGCGTGAAAAGGTTACAGATGAGAATGTGTTGTTAGATGATGATGTTTTCAAACAAATCTTTGACAAGAATACTTTCATTAAGTTTAAGGGGTATAAAGCATGGAAAGAAACAACTTGCGACCATGTTAAAAAGGCGGGTCAAAAGAAATTTGAAATTCTTGAAAAGGCAGGTCAATCATGGGTTGGAGAGAAACTTGAAAGCCAGTATCAAGAACACTTAGAAAATCAACAAAGAACACATAGAATGATGGAAATTCATATGAATGAATTTAAAGGACATGAAGAATGGACATCATCATATAAGCCGAAAGAAATCAAAGAAGAAAATTTTTTTGATGATATGTAAGGAAGAGGTTAAATGAAATGACATTGAAAGAAGCATTAAAAAAATTACAAAAGAGAATCGGATGTATTTTAATTATAAATTCCCAGATACACGATTCAATCAAACTATTCAGCCGAAAAGTGAAGAAGAATTTCTTATTTCAGTTGGTAGGAAAACTATGAATGGTTTTACAAATTGGGAAAAGACACCAGAGTATGCAAATTTGGTGGCACTATATTTACAATCGTTAATGATTGATGATATTAGATTGATGTACGATGCAGTAAGAGAGAAGGCAGTTGGTGGTGACGATAAATCCATTGGCACATTCCTTAAACTGTACAAGGAAATCAATTCTATCGTGAAGGGATTCGAAACCATCTCTAATGAAGATGGAGAAGATGACGATGGGTTGATGGTGTAAGGTGAGCAAGAAATTAACAACAAAAGAAAAACTAGAATTGATTAATAATGACCCTGTATTATGGCTTAAAAATTTCGTCAAAATTACGACAAACACAGGCGAATACATACATTTTGTGGTCAATGACCAACAAAAAAAATTCATTGATGAAATGGGACGTTTTAACGTAATTGCAAAGGCAAGACAAATTGGCTTTAGTACAATGTCATTGGCTTTGTGTTTATGGATGGCAATGAACAGACCACGAACAAATTACATGGTAGTTTCCTATAAACAGGAGTCATCAACATCATTATTTGACAAATTAAAAATGATGTACGATGACCTTCCACATGACAAATTTAAGTTTCCGAAAGATACACAAAACAATCGTAACCAATTGAAATTTGATAATGGCTCATCTATTACACTTGCAACAGCAGGAGGTAAAGATATAGGTCGTGGTACAACATATGAATACATTTTACTATCAGAATTTGCATTTTATGAGAATCAAGATTCAATATTATTATCAGCAGAACAAGCATTGGCAAAGAGTAAAACATCAAAATTAGTAATTGAAACAACTTCAAATGGTTTCAACTCCTATCAAAAACTCTTCATGAACGCATATAAGGGAAATTCAAAATACAAAGCATTTTTCTTCCCTTTCTATTCTTCCTCATACGCAAAACAATTCAAAGATGATTATGATGAAGCGGAAATATGGTACAAAGAAAATAATAAAGGAAAGCGTCTTACTAAAGATGATTTAGAGCAAGATGAAATATTTTTACATAATCAAGGTGCTACTCTTAAACAGTTAATGTGGCGCAGGTGGAAATTACTTGATATGACTTTACAACAATTTTATCAAGAGTTTCCTGCAACCCCAATGGAATCATTTATCAGTAGTGGATTAAACGTTTTCGACCAACAAAAGATTGTCGAACGCTTAAAATATATTAAAAAACCATTTCTATATAGAGATGTAAAAATGTTTATTCCAGATAGTATTGCAAAATACATTGGAAAATCGTTAATGATTTATGAATTACCTGTTGAGGGTGTCCGTTATTATGGTGGTGTGGATACTGCAAGTGGTAGTGGTGGTGACTATTCTACTATCTCAATTTTAAATGCAGGCGGTGAACAGGTGTTAAGTTTTTACGACAATAAAATTCCTGTTTATGAATTTGCTAAGTTACTTGATATCATTGGGAAGTTTTATAATTATGCTTTTTTAACAGTAGAAAGAAACTCTTTTGGTACGCCAATCTTAGAACGTTTAAGAAAAGAATATGAGTATATGAATTTGTACAAGCATAAAGTTTTTAATCAGCAATCAGGTAAAAAACAATTACAACTAGGATATCAAACTACACAAGTAACAAAAAATATTATGATTACAGATTTAAAAGAACAATTCGAATTAGAAGTGATTTTTATAAACTGTCAAGAAACACTAGAGCAAATGCAGATTTTCATTGAAACAGATGGGAAAACAGGAAATAAAAAAGGTAATGACAAACATGATGATTGTGTAATTGCTATGGCATTAGCAATTCAAGGTATTAAACAAAATAAATGGTATGTTTAAAAGGTTTTTGTATCCTTTTGTCGAATTATATTGATTAAAAGGAGATGATATTTAGATGAGTAATGTAAAATTAAATTTAAAAAGGTCATATGTTAGGTCATTATTTCATGCAATTGAGGCAGGTGGAAAAGCAGTACCTAAAGTAACATTTTTAACTAGTTTTGGATATATTGAGGGAGCGCTAGCGACTATAAGAGAATACGACCTAGACAATGAGGAAGAGTTTATAGAACAATTTAAAAGAGTGCAGGAAGAGAATGGTGAGGTTAAAGTTAGAGACCTTGCATTAGCGATGGTGCATGGATTAGTAGAAAATGATGATAAAGCATTAGAAGAATCAAATGTAATGATTTATCTTGAAGATGTAAAGATAATACATAATAATAACACAATCCGCATGTCAGAGTTTACTTTGTTTTTAGACCAAGTTATCGGTGTAATTCCCGGAACAATAAATGTGGATTAGAATTAAACACCCTTTTAAAGGGTGTTTTTATTTTGGAAAGGAAGAAAGAAATGGATTTAAAAGATTATATTAAAACCGTACATAACGGTAACCAATTCTGGTTTGTTGATGAAGTATCTCATTTTGAAAATCAGAAAAGAATTTTAGACACAATTGAGAAGAAAAAATATTTGGATGGTAAACATGCTATCTCAAATAGGGTTGTAGAAAGTTATAATAATAAACCATATCAACAACGACAAGTTTTATTACAGTATGCAAAGTTAATTGTGAACCTTGAAACTACTTACCTATTAAAAAAACCGATAACTTTTACTGGTGAGGAAAAAATTGTTGGAGATATGCAGAGGGTGTATAAGAAAGGTAATTATGACAAGATTGACTTCGACCTGCTAAATAACTTAGTTAAGTATGGTAATGCATATGAGTATGTGTATATCAAAGATGATGGAAATGTGAGCAGTAAGGTCGTACCGACAGAATGCGGATATCCTATCTATAATGATGAGAACGAGATGATTGCATTTGTTGAGTATTATACATCATTAGAGAGTGACTTCTATGTTGTCTATACACTAGAGGAAGTAGTGAAGTATTCAACAATTGGAGGAATGGATTTACGTGTTGTGGGTTCTTATAAGAATGTTAGTGGTCTACCAATTCACTATAAAACAGATAATGAATTGAGCACGACATTTGGAAAGAGCGATTTAGATGACTTTATTAACATCATTGATGCTATGGAGGATTTATTATCTAAGTTTAGTGATTCATTCTATAAACATCATAATCCAATCCCAGTAGTTATTGGGCAACAACTAAAAGGAGAGGGGCTGAATCCTCATATCGTTGGTGGTGGAATTACTTTAGATGATGGTGCTGACTTTAAGATGGTAAGTAATGGTGTCAATCATAAGGCATTTGAGGTAATCTTCAATACACTTATGCAACAACTGATTAACATTGCAAGTGTTCCTGCTGTAGCATTGAATGCTTCTGATGTAAGTAACTTATCAGAGATGAGTATGAGAATGCTGTATCAACTTGCTGACATGAAGGGTGGACTCAACGAGCGTTACCTAAGAGAGGGACTAGAGCAACGCAACAGCAAGGTAGTGGGTCTGTTAGGTAAGCAAGGCAAGGCATACAGTGAAGATGCTATTGACTCGTTAGATATGGTGTTCCACTATGCAAGACCAGTCAATGAGACAGAGGTCATTGATAACTTAGTTAAGATGTATGATGTTGGTGCAATCAGTATGGAGTCATTGGTTGCAATCAATCCATATGTTAGCAATGAACACCTAGAGTTGAAGCGTATACTTGAACGTGAGAAACGAGTTAGTGAGCAGAAGCAAGTCAATAACAAGGTCAATGAGCATGAGCAAGCAAAGACAATGGATGTAAAAGCAGACGTTGCAACTAAGAAATAGGGTATAGTCGAGGAGCAAGCGTGACATATGTAAGTGTTGTGATTGTGTGTGGGGAGTTGGCAAAAACATTGATATATCAATGTTTAGTGGTGTAAAGGTATTACTTTCATACGACACACTTTTAAGTAATGCATGTGTGCGAGGATGAGCCGAGCCAGAAAATAAGCGAACAAAAATGAGAGAGGTATATAGAGAACGAACGTTCTAATCACTCGATTTTGTTCGTTTTTGGGTTGGCGAATAAGTGCGTTTGGAAGGAAATGAACGTAAAACAAAAAACGAACGTTCTGACTGAATTGTCAATAGACGTTCGTGTGATAGGACTTCCTATAACCTTAATTATGTCAACTACCCTATAATTAGTATTATGGGGGTACTTCTTTATTCGTGTATTGTTCATTTTTTGTGTTTCCAAAGGTGAGAAGTCGAACAAAGCGTTTACCCCATGTTCACAAAATGCTCCTATAGCCAACCTCTCAACACACACCCTAAAAATTTTCAGAAAGGAGAATCCATGATGTTTGATTCTATCCTAAATTTACCTAGTCAATCTCTATTATATCTTGAAAACAAAATCAAATCAATGTACCTAACATTAAATCCAATCAAACAACGTCCACTAATGACAACAGAACAATATGAAGTAATCTATCCATATGTTGCAAACATGTTGTATCAAGAGTTGTCCTTTACTCCATATGATACAACTCTTGTTCACTTTGAAGATGATGAGAACATGGGATATGAAGTGAATGGAATCAAACTGAATGGATTTTACATTACGGAACACCACAACGCTAAAACGCATATATTCGTATTTACATACGAAGGAATCTGGCTCTATAACAATGAGCCATTGGATACACCAACTTACATTCAAGAGTACATTAACAGATTAGTTTGCAACTCTCATGAATGTTTAATATATAACAAATCAATTACAAAGGAGAATATAGATATGGATAATATCGAAAGATTACAAATGGAAATCGGTGGTATCGAATTGCCGTATGAAGAATTAATTGTGTATTTAGAGGAAGAAGGAGTTGACGGTGACGTAACTTACAATGCATCGTCAAAAGCCAACAAGAAAGCAATTTATGCGACTGCACTAGCAATCTTAAATTCAATTGCAAACCAACCACACTTAATCAAAAACTATAGACAAGATGATATGACAATTGACAGTTTTGCTAAGTATTTGCAAGCACGAATTGACCAATTAGAAAAGAAGATTCGTCAAATGCCAAATGAAGATTCTGCACCTAGCAACTTCTTCAATTTATTTCAATAAGAAAGGAGGATAAAAAATGGATAAATTTAATGTTTTTAAACTGCAATATAATGCATTCAATGACATGATGTCATTAGCGGGTCAAGAAGTGTTTATAAATGGCGCTAAGAAGTATGGAATCATTACAAATACTGATACTCGAGAATTTAATGATAAATATCTTTCAACTAATTTCGCAATGATGCGTGGAGATTACATCTATTATAACGACATGTATTGGATGATTTGGAATCAAGTAACTGTACTACGTTCGGAAAATTATAAAGGGATTATGAGACAGTGTGAGCACAATATCATATTTAATTTAAAGTATGCGGATGAAACAAGTAAATATCTTTTGAAATGTCCTGCGGTTATTCAGCGCACAAGTGATTACACACAGCATTATCAAAGCACAGTATCAATGGTTACAATTGATTCAGAGATTCATGTGTTTGTAAGGGATACTTCATTGACCAGAAAAATTATGAAACTTGTTGGTAAAAGCGATGGACAAATAATTATAGGAAACAAAAATTATAGTATTATCGGCGTATCTGTTGAAAAGAAGGGATATTTAAATATTACCTGTCGTTTGGACAATACAACTTCTTTTTCTGATTATGTTAATGAAATTTATTGGAGAGAAACTAGACCGACTGATTGGGAAAGTCAAATTGATGAATCTTTATTCTATCGTGAAGGTGTAACACCTACATTACCTAGTGCTCCTAATGGATTACAAACCAATGTTGGTGAAATTAAGGGTTATGATATTACAAATCAAACACCTACATCTCTTGGAGAGATTAGTTTCTCTTGGACACACGATGATAATAAAGTTAAGTATCGTGAATGGGAGGGATATAAGGTTGTATTTTTAAAGGATAATGTGGAGATTTCAACTACTACAACTATATCTGATTCTATTAATTATACAAACTTGCAAGCAGGTGAGTATTTTATTAAGGTTTCTATTCTATTCAATACATATGTAGAAGGTGAAGGAAGTTTAGCACAAACATCTACTGTATTTCAAATTAAAGATGAAAATCTTAAACCTTTACCACCTAACAATTATGAAACCAATGTATCACCTATGGATATTGAAGCCGTAGGAGAAGTAGCCGAAGATGGAGATGGGATAGTTACTTATACATGGGGCAAAGATGTTAATGCTGAAAACTATTCTGGGTTTGTTGGTTATACACTTTATCTATATCGTAATGGTACATATTCCTATTCATTAAACCTTGATAAAGATGTAACGTCTTATAAATGGACTAACAGAGGTGAAGGTACATATTCTGGTAGAATCTGTGCACGTTTTATAAATGGTGAAATAGAAACATTAGGTTTAGAGAAGTTTTTTGGAAATGCAACAGTTCAAAATAATTTTGACAGCGGTGACCCTTGGTAA